GGTTTTGGTGCCCACCTTGCGGTCATTGATGACCCTATATCAGAGCAAGATGCGTTTTCTAAGACGCGAAGAGACCAATTGAATGACTGGTATGCTTCAGGTTTGCGTACAAGATTGATGCCAGGTGGAAAAGTTGTGCTAGTTATGACAAGATGGCACGAAAATGACTTGGCGGGGCACTTGTTAAAGCAGCAAGAAGCTTCTCCACTAGCAGATAAGTGGAATGTAGTAAGGATTCCTGCGTTAAATACTGCAGAATCTGCATCTCAACTAGGAACTGCCCGCAAAGATTTGATAGATCAAGGATATTTAGAAAAATCCTACCCAACACCTAAGATTGGTGAATCATTTTGGCCTGCACCTGACAGACCTGCAGGATTTTGTTGGACAACAGACGATATTGTGCGTACAAAAAACAATACTCCGCCTTTTAAGTTTGATGCTTTGTATTTACAAAGCCCATCTTCTGAATCTGGAGGCATAATTCAAGTAGATTACTGGCAAGATTGGTCTAGTGAAGACCCACCAGAGTGTGATTTTATTATTCAGTCTTGGGATACAGCGTTCTCTACTAAAAATACTGCAGATTACTCTGTTGTAACTACATGGGGTATATTTAAAAAAGATGATATTAGTTTAGCAAACATGGTTCTACTAGGAATGGAGAAAGGTCGCTGGGATTTTCCAACTCTAAGGGAAAAAGCTGTAGAAAAATATTTAAAACATAATCCTGATTCTATAGTTATTGAGAAAAAAGCTTCAGGTCAATCATTAATACAAGATCTAAGATTAGCTGGGTTACCTATTCAAGAATACCAGCCAGATAGAGACAAAGTATCTAGAGCATACGCTGTCAGTTCTTTGTTTCATAATTCTAGAATATATGCTCCACTTAGCAAAGTCTGGAGCAAAGAAGTAATAGAAGAATGTAGGCAATTTCCATCAGGACCCCATGATGATATTGTAGACTCCGTTACACAAGCAGTCTTGTATGTGAGAAATGGAGGGTATTTAGAGCACAGTGATAATTCATGGCTTGACTTGGGGGATGAAAGTATATATAATAGAAAACGCAGACGTTTTTATTAAAGGATTGATACATGGCAATAGAAGAAATTATAAATAACCCAGAGGGAGAGAATCTAACTCTCTTTGATGAACTAACTCCAGCAGAAGAAGAAGTTACTGTCAACGAAGATGGCGGTGCAGAAGTAACATTAGAAAACCAAGCTCTCATGAAAGAAGCTGAGGCTATGGGTTTGTTTGATGACATGGAGGATAATGCAATGGAAGCATCTCATGATGCTAACCTAGCTGAAATAATTGACGAATCAGATCTTAGTTTAATTGGATCTGAATTACAAGATTCATTTGAAAGAGATAAAGAATCAAGAAGTGAGTACGATTCAATTGCAGAAGAAGGAGTAGACCTTTTAGGTTTTAAATCAGAAGATAGTGATGAACCTTTTCCAGGAGCAGCATCTTCATCACATCCTGTACTAGCACAGGCAGTTGTAAAGTTTCAAGCGAAAGCTTATAAAGAATTATTCCCAACAGAAGGACCTATCCGTACACGTATTGTAGGATCACAAACTCCACAAAAGATGGAGCAAGCAAATCGTGTAAGGCATTTTATGAATTACCAAACACAGATTCAAATGCCAGAGTATGGACCTGAACTCGATAGATTATTATTTTATGTTTCTTTATATGGTTCAGCATTTAAAAAAACTTATTGGGATATTTCTTTACAACGTCCAAGAACAGAATATATTAAAGCACAAGATTTTTATATAGATTATTTTGCGTCTGACTTAGAGACTGCAGAAAGATTTACACATAGATACTCAATGTCTATGAATGAAATTAAAAAATTTCAGATGGCTGGAACTTTTAGAGACGTAGAAGTTAATGAAAGCAGCATATCAGAAAGTGATGCAGAAGATGCATCGAATGAAGTTTTAGGAATAACAAAACCTTTCGGAGATACAGAACGTGTTGAAATCTTAGAGATGCACGTGAACTTAGACTTACCTGGTTTTGAAGATCCTAACGGTTTAAAATTACCATACATTGTCCACATGACAGATGACGGAGTAGTACTAGCTATTCGTAGAAACTGGGATGAGGACGATGTTAAAAAAGAAAAGAAATTATACTTTACTCATTATTACATGATTCCTGGTTTAGGTTTTTATGGATATGGTTACATTCACTTAATTGGAGGTTTAACAAAAACAGCAACTTCATCAATGAGACAATTGATAGATGCTGGTACGTTTGCAAATTTACCTGGTGGTTTTAAAGCACATGGACTTCGAGTGCTTGCGCCTGATGAGCCTATAGCTCCTGGTGAGTGGAGAGAAGTAAATAGTCCTGCGGGTGACTTAGGCAAGTCTCTACAGCCTTTACCATTTAAAGAACCTTCAGGTACCCTATACAATTTAATGCAGTATGTAGTTAATGCTGCAAAAGAGTTTGCTGACTCCTCTGACAACATAGTAGAAAACGCTTCTAACTATGGACCAGTAGGAACTACTATGGCTTTGTTAGAGCAATCTTCAAAGTTATTTTCAGCAGTGCACAAGCGTCTGCATAACGCTCAATCCAAAGACCTGCGAATACTCGCGAGACTAGATCATGAGTATCTTCCTGATATGTATCCTTACGAGGTCGCAGGTGGTGCACAACAAGTTTTCAGAGAAGACTTTAATTTAAAGTCTATTGATGTTATACCTGTGTCAGATCCTAATATGCCAACGGAAGCACACCGTATTGCTAAAGTAAATGCAGTAATGCAAATAGCACAACAAAATCCTGCTGCTTACAACATGGAAGCAATAGGCATGGAATTGTTTACAGCAATGGGTATTGAGGAACCTCAAAGATATTTAAAACAAAAACAACAACCTGTATCTGCTGACCCTGTTTCAGAAAACATGGCGGCTATGAAGGGGGCACCATTACAACCAAGACCTGATCAAAACCATGATGCTCATATAGTAGCTCACGCTTCTCTAATGAACAACCCAGCGTATAAAGAAAATGCTCCAATGACACAAACATTGGCTTCACATATACAGGATCACTTAGCGATGAAGTATAGAAATTCAGTTATACAAATGGTACAAGATCCACAACTGCAACAAGCTATTATGGCTGGACAACCTTTACCTCCTGAAATGGAAAATCAAATTGCTTTAATTACAGCTAATGCTTCTGATTCTATAATGAAGCTTGATGAAGAGAAAGCTAAAATACTAGCAGGCGAAAAGAAGAGCGTAGCTGAACAGCAAGTTGAAATTCAACAAGCTGATTTAGAATTACGTAAAGCTAAACTTGCACTAGATGCCAAGATTCATTCAGATGAAATGGGATTAGAAGAAGCTAAAGTTATGATCAATGATGAGAATACAGATTTAGAAAGACAACGCAAAGAAGCTAAAGACGCTATGGACTTAGCAAAAGATGGAATACAAAAAGCAAAGGTAACAATAAGAAGAGAGAATATGTAATGCCGCAAGGGAAAGATCCAAGACTAGCTAGAGCTGGTGTATCTGGTTATAATAAGCCGAAAAGAACACCTAATCATCCAAAGAAATCTCACGTAGTAGTTGCTAAAGAAGGCAACAAAGTTAAAACAATTAGATACGGTGAACAAGGAGCCAGTACTGCTGGCAAACCTAAAGCTGGAGAATCTGCTAGAATGAAAGCTAAAAGAAAATCATTCAAAGCAAGACATGGTAAAAATATTGCAAAAGGAAAAATGTCTGCAGCTTACTGGGCTGATAAAAGCAAGTGGTGATGAAAGAACTTAGACTATTATTTTTTATATTGTTTGCGTTCACATTTGTAGCTGTTACTACAGATGTAAAAGCTGAAACCAACACAGTGTCCTCAACTGTAGTTACAAACTCCACGCCACCTACAGCTAATGCTCCATCCGTAATTAATTCTAACAGTGATATTTGTAAAGTTGGAGTTGGCTCTAGTGTTCAAAATAATGTTTTAGGTTTTGCTACAGGCTATGTAATAGATGATGAGCTATGCCAAAATTTAAAATTATCTAGATCATTGTACTCAATGGGAATGAAAGTTGCTGCAGTATCTGTATTATGTCAAGACCCTCGAGTCTTTGACGCGATGACAGATGCAGGAACTCCGTGCCCATATAATGGAGCTATAGGAACAGAGGCTCAGGATGGTTGGAAGAATAACCCAGAGAGTATTCCTGATGGAAGTAAATATAAAATAGATTACGTTGAAGACAACAAACCAGAAACACAGGAGTTTAGTGATGCGGACAATGCTTTATTATTTAAAACTTTGTTTATTCTTACTACTGGTATCATTATCTTCTAAAGCAGATTGCCTTCCTGATATAGAAGGACTTTGTATTCCTGGCGTTACAATCACAGAAGATACACAAGTTGACATTACTGAAGAAGACAAAGGTACAGAAATTGTTACAACAACCACAACTACTGTAACTACTACCACTACCACAGTCACTAATGAAGATTCAGGAGATATTCTTGATGGTGATAATGACTATGTCACTACAACTAAAGAAGGTGATATGGATTACGATT